AGAACGCATTGCTAGGCGTTCAGCCAACTCTCGGTCTTTTGGATTAGGTAAGATCGTTTCAGATAACATATCCTGTGGTCTAACAGCAGTAGCAGGTGGAACCAGTGGGATGTTTGATGGTTGGAAAGAAGCAAGCATTTGATCTAGTTGATTTCCTAAAGATTCTTTTTGCTCAGGCAAAACCTTTTTGGCAACCGATGAGGGTACCGTTCTTTCAAAATTATCAACCCTTCCTTGTAAGTTTTCTTTATTTAAATCTTGTAAGATAATTCCCTTTAAACTATCAATCATATCTTCAGATGAACTTTCAACATCAACTTGTTTATCAAGCTCATCAAGAAATATAGAAGCAACATCACCAGTAACATATGGTGAGGCAGGAAGGTTAATTAAAGTTTTTAAAAACTTAGGTATGGTAAGTGGGTCAATTTTTGCAAAAACATTTGCTAATCCCTCGCCACGCCTTAATAGCTTTTCTGCTTTTTTCAAATCTGTCTCAGTTAAAATTTCAGCTATTTTTAAAGCCATGACTTCTCTTTGTTCTTCATGCAAAGCAGGAAAATCATTGCCAACGGCACTAGCCAATACATTTTTTACATCCAAATCTTTGCGACTCACTGCCGTCATCAACATTTCATCTGCCATTTTTTTATTTGCTTCTCGTTGTGCAGTCTGACTGCCTTTTAGAACCTGAACCTCGGTAGCCCTTGTTTCCATTTCATTAATAAAATTATTTTTAAATGTTTCATACATTTTATCTCCCTGACTTCCTTCAGGAAAAGTCTGTCTGATCATCTTATCTCGTAGCTCTGATCTAAAAACTTTTTTGGCTAAGTCAGTTCCCCTAGTGCCTTTTTCAAGCTCATCTAAAATTGCTTGTTGCACACCCAACCTAAAAGCTTCTTGCTCAGAGTTACCCATACCATTCATTAAAACTTCAGGCATTTCAGAGCTTGGTTTAAGTATGCCTCTGCCTGCTATCATAGCATCTTGTATTGCAGCATCACCTGCAAATGTATTTCTAGCAATTCTATAATCTTCGTTAGTATCTAAAATGTTTACTAAGTGTTTTTTTAATTTATTAATTTGTCTAAGCTCTGTTCTTCCAATAGAGCCTTCTGTTTTTAAGGGAGAGTTTGCAACGGATATTTGCTCATCCATACCCATCTTTATGTAATGCAAAAACTCTGTGCTTATACCATCAGGAAATTGACCGTCTAGCTCACCACCTTCAAACATAATTTGACCCTGCTTGTTGATAGTTACAAATCCATCTTTTCCATCATTAGCAGCTAATCTGCTAGCCCTATCAAAAGCATCACGGAAGGCGGGTCTTTTAAATAACTGCTCTAAATTAACTTCTAAAACCTCTTCTTCACCCGTAGTTGGGTCGACTAAAGATGATCTAAACTTTGTATCTATTGGGACAATCCTTGCTTCATTGTCTTTGTAAAAAGCACTTTTATATCTTTCAGCACCAACAGATTTTTTTGCCTCAGTAATTGCTTGCAAAGATTCATAGTAATCAGCATCCATACCAAAAGCTTTTTTTAAATCAGTTTCAAGCCTACCAAATCTACCGCTTGCTCTTTCTTGCAAAAATTTATTTGCTACCGCTCTTCCTCTGCCCGGCAACATGTTTACCAAATCTAATGCACCACGAGAATTAGGACCCATATCAGCTAGAGTAATTTCTTTTCCTAATTTCATTTTTTCCGCAGCTTCAACAAAAGCCTCATCAATATTTTCACTGTCAGACATCAAAGCGTTTAAAACTATTCTTCTTGCAACCTCCTCAGCCTCCTGTTCACTTCCTGCACTTGAAATCATATCAATGGCTGAACCTGCCATGCCTGCAAGTCCTTGTGTTACACCCTGAGTGACCATTGCAGTAAGTGCTGTTAGGTAAGGTTGTTTTTTTGAAAACCTTTCAGCGATTGGACCTTCTGTTTTTCCTAAACCATAAACACCACCATAAACACCTGCTTGCCTAACTGGTGACTTAGCAAAATATTTTGATATTTTTGTCATCAAAGGTTTTTTTGGTTGTGTTCCAGTCACAATAACTTCAGCAGGCTTGTTTCTTAGTAGCCCCACTCCTCTAGTCGCTAATGTCGGAACCAGTGTTCCTAATATTTCAGTTCCTATAGCCCTAACAGGTTTGGCTTCATACAGTTGTTCCATTTTGTAGTTTTGCAAAGACTCAGCAAAAACAGGCGGAAGTTGCGAAAAGTTTTTTTGTATTTCTGCTGAAAAGCCCATGCTTGCACCTTCAGCAAAAGCATCTTTAAGAGTTGCATCAGCATTTATTAATTCGTATAAAGTGCTGTCAGAATCACTTAAATCGTAGCCTTCAGCCACAACTGGTGCCAACCTTTGATTTAGGCTTTGTACTAATTTTTCCATTTCGTGCGTTGGAATGTAGCCATAAGTGTCGACCAAAGGCTTAATTGCAACTTCTAATTGGTTGTAAAGTTTTTCGCTAATCATGTTTATGTCGGGTTGTCTACATCTAAAATAATGCTACTTCCTGCTTCTCCACCTATGTTGGGAAGCTGTTCTTGTTTTTCGATTATGCCACCGTTAGGGTCTAAAATATATGTTGTGCTTGTCATGCTGTCATGATACTTTAAACTTCCGTCAGCCATTGTTTCTATTAGTTTTGCGTTTGGTGGTATGCCCATATCTTCAACATCAAAGATGCTTAAATCTAAATCTTTTTTTTCTAATTTTTTAAAGTTTTTAAAAATACTTACCCTTGGAACTTCATTATAGCTTTCAACAGAACTTTCATATGCTTGGTATTTATCTTGATAGATATTTTTTAAAGCTGAAGCTATAGCCACAGGGTTGGTAAGCATCCCAATATCGCCACCAAAATAGTTAATAATTCTAGCTGCATCTTGTTCGGTCATAACACCCGGTCCAACCACAGATGTCCTAAACTGACCAATCAAACCTTGAAGCTGACCTTTAGCAAGTAACTCTGCAACTTCAGCAGGAGTTATTTTTTTGTAATCGCCAAACAGTGTTTTCATGCCCCTTGAAAATTCTAATGCTAACAAACCGAATCCAGTTGCACCGCCTTTTTCAAGATCAGTTAATGTTTTTACTGACTCGCTGTATCTTTCTATTTGTCTTAAAGAAAGCTCATCATTAATTGCTTTATCTTTAAGTTTTACAAATTGCTCGTAAGTTGGAAGCTTGCTCTCTAGTTCTGTAGAAGATGTTAGTTCTCTATCAGGGTATAAAGTATTAAAATCACTTAAAGGTAACTTGCCTTTGGGACCTATGTAATAAACCCCATCAGGAAAAGAATATTCTCTATAAACACCATCTTTTGTTCTATAAAAAGCTTGACCCCTTCCTGCAACCTCACTTTTCTTTTTTGTTACCAAGCCAAGTGCGGTTAAATCTCTTTTTTGTTTTTCTTCTCTTTGCTTTTCTTCAATCTCTTTTTGGAGTTTATTAAATTCTGAAAAACCAATACCAATGCCCCTTCCTATGGAAGGCATTTTTTCCTGTTGTTGTGCCAACAAACCTTTGCCTATTGCACTCGCTAAATCATATCCGCTTGCAGGTCTTCTTTCGGGATATATACCCTTTAAAATGTTTTGATATTCTGCAAATTGTTCTTGCATCGATGGCTCATCACTCGAAGAAAGCAATGATAGTAAATTTTCATTTGAAAGCTGAGAAACCTCATCATCGTTAAAAGGCTCGTCAATTAAATCTACAGTACCACCCTCTTGGTAACCCATTAACGATGACAAACCTGTTCTGCTCATTGGCATTATCTGAATGTTCTATATTGTGGTGGATTCATAAAACTACCTAAACCACCAAGTGCTGACAATCCAACTCCCAAGCCTGTTTGCAAGGCTGATGGTTGAACCCCAAAAGTTGTACCAATCTGACTGAATCCTGCTGGGACACTTTGTACAAATGGTAACAATGATTGCATTTGTTGCATTGGGGCTTGTTGTTGCATCAATGCATTTTGTCTAGCTACATCTAATTGTGCTTGTTGTAATCCTTGTGTCATTTGACCTAAACCGAGTTGTCTTTGTATGTCAGCCTGAGCAGATTGTTGTGCTTGTCCACCAAGACCTGAGTAAGCTTGACCTAAACCAAACTGACCTGCTTGTCTTGCACCTGCTAAAGAGCCAAGTCCTGAAGCAAGTTGTTGTTGGGCTTGTTGTTGTCTACCAAACTCGCCCATGGCTGTTTGTTGTGCTTGTTGAAAGCCTTGGCTTCTAAGTCCGCCCAAAGCCTCTCCCAAGCCTCTACCGAGAGCTTCAGTGCGTTCTTCTGCACCTAATCTAGCTCTTGATCCAAAGGCTGATTCACCGCCTCTAGCGATGTCAGAAGCTCTAGCTGATATGTCAGCCATGGCTCCTCTTTCAAGTATGTCTTTGCGTACTTGATCAATAACTTCTTCTTGGTATGGGTCCATGAACTGTTGGTATGAACTAGGATCGTACTCAGCACCTGCATATTCTCTTAATGCTTGCTCAGACTCACCCAAACCACCGAATAAACTTTCAATACCTGTACCAAAAGCTTGCTCAGCCTTTTGCATGTAAGGGTCTTGAACGCCAATCTTTTCTCTTGATAAACCAATAGCCGCTAATTGTTCAGGAGAAAGCCCTGCAATCTTTTGCGGTACGACAACTGGGTTGCCTTGCTCATCATAAAATGTTCTCTCCGAAGCTCTAAATGCTTGTTGCATAAAGCCGGGTGAATAGCTAGAAGTACCCGGTACACCTGAGCCAAAGAATAATTCTCTAGTAGTAGGGTCTAGGGTTCTAAACTGTTGTTGAATATCTGTTGCGATTGGCTGTTGCGAGCCACCGCTTCCGCTAGCGTAGGCTTGCTGTTGCTGACTGGGCAAGTTTCTAAAAGCTTCGACCTGTCTTGGGTCAAGCGTTTGAATGAATTCTTCTGTGGTCATTATGCTACGTTCCCAAAGTGTTCCATAAGTTTATACATAACTCTAGTGCCTGAGTCCCTTGTTGGCTCTCCGTTTGGAGTTAGAGTTAGTATGCCATTGTTATTGTTAACATCAAAAGAACCTGCTCCTCTTACAGCTTTGGCAGTCATTACAAACTCACCGTCTGAAAGCATTGCAGGGATATCGTCTGATGTCTCAGTGCCTGCTCCATTAATTTGTCCATCTCTGACAGGAAACTCTTCTACATTGATAGCAACATCCATGTCACCGCCTTCAGCCATGGCAACAGTGCCACCTTGGTTAAAGTATTGAACTCCGCCACCGAAATTGTATCTTGGCATACCGCCCATACTAAGGTTCAGGATGCCACCTCCTGCCATCATTCTTTTTTCAGGTGGTTGATATACCATGCCTTCTGTAACAGTAGGTCTGCCACCGCTTAGTGCAGGCATGCCCTCAGAAGTTAAACCAAACTCTACACGAGATGGCATTTCTGCTCCTGTTCTACGAGCTATCTCTGCTTCTATGTTATATCTACCTAGTGGGTCCATTTGTGTGAGTGGGGTTAAAGGTACGCCTTTTTGATCTTTGGCTTCTTCATAAGCCAACTTACCAATTAAGCCTGCAAGTCCTGCAATACCTAATTTACCCATCATGCCCATGCCACCGCTTGAGGAGCCAGTGCTAATAATTTTTCCATCTTTGTCAACCTGTACACCAGTCCCATAAGCATCTTCTAGTCCGCTTCTTCCACCAAGCCCTATTCTGTCACCAATAGCCTTAATGAAAGGGTTTGTTCCACTACCTTGTAATCTTTTTATTTCTTCATCTGATACAGGCATGCCTGTTTTGGTGTTTATATATCCTTGGTTAACTGGGTCATATTGTATTTCTTCAGGCAAAGGTTGTTCACCACCACCAAGCAAACCAAAATAACCACCTACTTGATCATCTCTATAGGTCTTAGCAATATCTCTACCATATTGTATTGGAGCAAACTTGCCATCAACTGAACCTATGGCTTTTAAAGAATCCATAAAGCCTGCATCAGCACCAAAGTTTGCTTTACCAAGATTACTGATAGCACCATCCTTACCAAATACTTTTTGAGAGCCACCTGCACCAATAGTCATTAGATCACCAATGCCACCTTCACCCTTAGCTATGTTATAAACAGACTCAGCCTTGTTGTATATGATTGCGGGTGCTTGCCAAGGACCGGGTACCACTGCGGCTATCTTAGCCACTGGCTTTAAAACTTTTCTTCTAAATTTTTGAAATGCTGAACCTATACCAAATTCTTGCAGACCAGTTTCAGGATTTATCGAGGCTATACCACTAATTTCTCCTGTGGTATCTACAATTCTTGAATCAGGGTCTATGCCCATTTGCATCATGGTTTCATCTAAGCTTTGAGCTGCTTGTGGGTTTGCTTCTAAAACTTCAGCAGGAATAACCGCTTCCCCCTCAGATAAATGACCCAAAGTGGTGTCATTCATTCTGCCCGTTTCAACACCAAGTTTAAGCAATGGGTTGCCTGATTGGTCTACTTTTTGTTTGACCGCAAACCTCATCAGCTCGTTAATGCCTTCAGCACCCTCACCGCTAACTGGCATCATTCTGTCTTTTAAAATTTCTTCTTGAATTTCTTTGGGTGCGACTTCTTTTACAGTTTGCACAAATGCGTCTACATCCATGCCTGTACCCATTTCGTTGAGTATTTCTTGTTGAGCTTGCATAGACTCAGGTGAGTTCTGCGGATATGTCATTATGGTTCTAACTTGTTGTTCAAAACCAAGATCGACTAATGGTTGCATGACGCTTGTGTCTACATTTGACATCATTGGGTCTTGTACACCACTTAATAAAGCTTTATTTCTTTGACGAATCATTTGCAAAAGCTTTTCTGATTCTTCGGGTGTTTGAGCATTCTTTTGTAGCTCAACTAAAGTGTTGTACACCTTTTCTTCGTTTGAAAGTTCTTTAGGTTGATCTGTATAAAAACCATTGGCTGAACCCATTCTTCCTGCCATGGGGCTTTTTTGTCTCGCCTCCATGACCTCTTGTTCGGTCATTCTCCGAGCAAGGGGATTTATATCTTGTGTGAGGTTTTGTATTCTTTCTTCTAATGTTGCCATATTAACTCGTTGTAACTGTTACGGAGCCTACAGCCCCTGTTCCACTCACGCCACTCAAATATGTTTGGTGACTATATAAATCACGAAAAGCATTCCCGTCATACGCTTGGTGAATCTCTAGTGTCGTATTAAACACTATATCACCCGCTATAAAGTTCAGTTCACCTAATTCGGATTGGTTGAACTGCGGGGTTCGATTTGGGTCGAACTGTCCTAAGTTTAACTCAAGTATCCTGACTAATCTATTAAAAACATCAGGTGTTACTTCGTCTAAAGCCTGCGGTAACCTTGTCGGTAATAGCTTTGCCATTATCTTCTACCATCAGGCTGTATATACATTCTAGTATATCCTAGTCTCCATTGCACTCCTAGTCTGTTTGCTGTGTCTGCGTCATCATCACTTTGCAGTCTTAACACAGCCTGTCTTGCTCTAGTTCGTACATTTAATTCATTGGTGTTGTTTGAAACATCCTTAGTAACCTTGGTTGATAAGCTTTGTGCAGGAAAGTTTCTTGTTTTAATTTGCATGTTTATTTGCGGTACACCACTGGCTGTATTGGTACCATAAAATTTAATATCAGGAATGATTTTGCTAATAAAGGCAAAGTCGTTGCCTTCTTGCAAATCAAAATCAGAGCTTTCAATAAAGACATTATCCATTGGAGAACCATCGTTATCTTCGCCTGTTTCTTGGTTATATAAATAATTGTCATTGGTAGCCACTGGTGCAATAAACACATCTTCATCAAGCCAAGCAGTTCTAACTAACTCACCTATGCTCCATGTATTTTCTAAATAGTTATATATAACATAGCGTGATATTTCACCAGTGTTATCTTGAGTTGATGGATAGAACCACCACACTTCATTGTATTGTTTATTAACCAAAGCAAATGTTTTAAACAACTGTGATAAGTCTAAGTTTTCTTGCACATAACTTAAGACAGTGCATTCTAGTCTTTGTACACTACCGTTGTAACGATAGAAACCATCTTCAGCCATCCAATAAACACCATTCGGTGCATTGATACAAGCATTGGGTGCGATCATGCCCACACCTTGATTGATTAAGTTGACTGCAAAAGTTAAAGGTGGTCCAACAAATTGTATCGAATACAAAGCTGAATCAGTCCACACAAGAGTTTCTTGCCTTGATCTTATCCCACCAATAATCTCACTACCCACAGAAAGTCTCACCGAGCCTGCGGTATTGGTTGTTAGTGGCTCCCACTCAGTTACGCTTTCTTGATCAGAAAAAGCAATAAGCATAGGATCAATAGCCCCTGTTCTAGCTGTGCCTGCGTCATTAATAGGATCAGCACCTAAAACAAACACATGTCTATCTGTTTCGGAAACAATGGTTTGTAAGCCAAGGGTAGGAGCTAAGTTTGCTCCTGACAAAGATGTAATGTTTACGGCTCTTGCAGATGTGCCTCCTGAAGAATCCCAATAAAAAACACCACCGCCTCTTGGGTTTAAAACTAAATCTTCACCGAAATTATCAGACGACCATAATCTAAGTTGATTGGTGAAGGTTAAAGAGCTTGCAGAGCCATAGGCATTTGAACCCCAAGTATTAACACCCCAACCAGTTGATGATACAAAATTATCAAGCCCAGTATTAAGTTGGTAAGCACCTACTACGCTACCACCCCCATTACCACTATCGCTTGCATTTGCGGTTACAGTGCTACCGCTAGTATCCTTGGCTTCTATCGTATAAGAGTTAGCATTTACAATGGTTGCAATTTGATATTCTTGATTGAGTACAGTAGCTGTAATATTGCCACCTAAACTGCTAGCACCTGAAAAAGTGACAAAATCATTTTGCACAGCACCGTGTGCTGTATCAGCAACGGTAATTGTTGCATCACCATTGCTTGCAGAAAAAGTTACATCACCTGCATTTGTGGTTAGTCTTATTGGAGTGATGTCATAGAAGTTGTTACCTTCTTGTACATAAGATTTTAAATGAGTACCAAGAAATAAAAACTTTGTTCCTGCTAAAGAAATCCAAGCAAATAAATTTCTACAAGTTCCTAAAAATGAATTTGTGGTGTTTTTTGCCCAACCGCCTAATTTTTCAACAAAACCTTTTCTAAACCTAATTAAAGACGCATTGAACCATCCGCCTGCGTTAGTGTAATCGGTTCCTTCTCTATCTATTCCTGCTTTAAACTGAAACTTTGCGTATGGCATGTTTCATTGCTATTAAGCGATTCGGATAATAGCTGTCGATGAAGCTGCCGCAGGAAATACAATTGTAAAGTCACCTGCTGTTGAAGTTTTGTCGCCACCAAAATCAATTGTGGCTACCGATCTGTCAGCATTGGTGTCGTTATAAATCATACAACCCCTTGCAGTGATAGTAGCTGTACCAAAAGTTAAATCAGCAAAGTCAGTAAAACCAGTAGTTCCTGAGCTTGTTGGATTAATATTTGTTAGAGCTGCTCCGCCTGAAGTATAGTTTGTGCCACTGGCTTGACCAGTTGTAGTAAAAGCAGTTGTGGTAGCACCCAATGTTGCTGAACTTGTGTACAAAGCTAACTTAAATGAGTTTCCGCCTGACGCTAAAAAATTGTGCTTACCTTCAAGTAACTCTTTTTTAAAGCTTGTTGTAAGTGTTGATGTAATTGCCATAATTATAGTTTCCTAATTAAATCAGCAGAATCTTTAAAACCTGCTTTTTCTAATTGATTGTTAATTGTAATCCTATCAGATTTTATGGCATTTTGCATATATAGTTCAATAACTTTTTCAATATTATCTTTATACTCTTTTACCTGTTTTTGTATTTGCTCAGGTGCATCTTCACTTATATGAACAATTCTATCCACACATCTTTTAGCCCAAAAGTCTACTGGATGTCCGCCCTCTTTTGTGGTGTGTACTTCAATCGCACCAATGTTTCCTAAGGTTGTATCTTCAATCATTTACCACTCCTTTGGTTCAACTGGGTCTGTTTTATCATCATGTCTACCAATAAGTTGTGGTTCTATTGGCATTCTGTTTACTGTAAGCTCGCTCATTTTTTTTACAACCATTTTATCGCCATCCATTAAAGGCACTAATGGGTCTGCTAATCTATGATAGCCATAAAGTTTTTCACGAGTTTCTACATTTGTATCTAACAGCGTAGAAGAACTGGCAACACCTACTTCCATGCCTGCATGCATACATTTCGACAACCAAAACTCTACACAAGCTCTGCCTGATTCAGCAAAATGTAGGTTGCCTTTGTAGGTAAAATCGACTCCATATATTTTTAATGTGCCAACCTTATTCCATAAAGCAAATGCTATAGCATAAGCCACGGTGTTATTTAGATAACAACAATTTAAATCTCCAACAACTTCATCAATTGGATATAACACTAAGTTTTTTGCTCTTTCATCGAGTTGACATGTGTAAATTGGCTTGTCGCCTTTTGTTAACATTCTTGTCATGCCACTGGTTTGTCCGCCTGCATCATCGCTGTCTAAAAACCTAGATGGTGGGTCCATCATAAAAGTTCTATCGTGATATATAACAGAGCCTACAGCATTAATACCCCAAACCTCGTCAAAGTTGTCTCCATGAGATGCTGCTAAATTATAGTCAAACCAACTGCGACCCAAGCCAACGATAGCTACAGTCTTGCCTTCAAGTTTTTTTATTCTTTTCATTTTTCTCCTCTCAAAAAGAAAATTAAGTTACATTAATTCTAAGCGAATCATACCTCATTTCATCTCTTGTATCTCTGCCCTCACCTAAGTTCTTAAGCCTACCCAAAGCTTCTTTGAATTTAGAGTCTAATATACCAATTTCTGCTTGTGGTAGTTTTAAAAATATTGCACCCTCAACCAAACATGCGTATAGAAGCGTGTCAGGAGCCTCGGTTGATAAATATGTAGTAGCACTGACACCATTGTATTCTACAGTTGGATCAGTAATTGATTTGGGTCTTGCTAAATAATGAAGTTCTACATCATAAGCTTGATCAGGAACTGGTGACACTTCAAAGCTTGATTGGTCAAATATTGAATAGTATTTTGGCTTTCCTCTAGTGGATGTATTTGAAGAATATTCTTTGATAAAAGAATTATGTTTAAAATCGCAATAAGTATAATTTCCACCATCTATAACTGCTAAAGAAAAACTACCAAGCCAATCTGTTGGTGTGTTTAAAAACCTTTGATCTGCCGTTAAATTACCTGAAACATTTTTTCTTTGATCAGGTAGCTGTACTACTTTAAATATCCTTTCTTCACCTTGCAAAATAAATGTATCAAGCTGATTTACAAAAGTGGTTTCGTCAGTTTCAAGATAATCTTGAATAGCTGTTTTTAATGTTGTTAATGTAAAGCTCATGTGTTTGTTACCGTAACTGTACCTAATTCAGATTCTAAAGCATTAGGCACTGTAAGTGCTGTTCCTATTATACCCAAATCCCAGTTTGTATAAACTGTAAAATTGCTTGGCACTACGCTTGTGTCCACTCTTGGATTGCGTAAAGCCTCAGGATCAGCCAAGTTTCTTCTTGTTTCTAATTGTGGGTGTTTGGGTTCATAGCACTCAGGACAGGTTCTGTAACCATTCCATTCTTTTTTAAGTTCTTTTAAACCGTATCTAAAACCACATCTATCACAGATACCATACGCATTCTTTTCCGATGCGAATGCCATTATGCGTAATCGTATGCCCTAGTATCAGGGGTTGCTCTAAATGATGCTCTGTCCTCGTCTTGACTTAAAGCTCTTTCAAACTCTTCTTCATAGAGTTGTTTTAACATGCCCGTTCTTTCAGGAGCTTTTTTGAGGGATAGATAGTAAGCCAATCCTGCACTAAGGCAAGGATAGAACCTAAATGGCATCTGCAAAGTATCGGTTGATGCATCTACATCATCCATACGCATAATTCTATTTACATAAAGAACATCTGTTGAGTTCTCAGGGGCGTTGTATAGATAGATTGTTGGTGTAATTTGTTTGTCTACAAAATATTGAGATGGTCTACCTTGTGCAGTTTTATCAGGAATAGCTGCATATTCACTTCTTGAGATTTGATTCATTTGCAAATCGCTTGGTGTACCATTAGTTGTTCTTCTGATAAATGCATCTAACACATCAATTACAGCAGTTGGATTTGTTGCATCCAAATCATAAGATGTTGTGCCTTGTGTCAAAGCGATAGATGTTTGTGAGATAGTCCATTGAT